TTATACTAACAGACAAGGGCGGCTTTGTTGCAACAGGATACAACGGCATGGCTAATAGTGCAAAAGATATGGCTAGAGTATTCAGAAAAAGAAAAGGTGATTACACAGATCTAATTGGTGTATATAAAAAAATGTTTCCATTGTTGCAACGTGCAGTACCACAACATTTTAAAGGATTTATACAAGCAGACTTGCTATACAGTGCAACGCCTCCTGTACAAGATAATTCATATGTGTTTACACCAAATCAAGTGACATATAGAGTAAGTGCTGACACACCACTTGGAAAGGAAATAGGCAACAGTGATGTAGGTATTGCGGTACACACAGAAATCGACAAGCCAGGCGGAACAGTACGTCCGGTAACCACACGTGTTCTTGACAAAGTGCCTGGGGTACTAGCCTTAGATAGCACAATGAAAGACACAGGAAGTGCAATAGAATTAGACAAAGGACTGGTAATAAAAATACAAGATGCATACAACGAATATGCTCCTGCAATTGATGCTTTTTTATCACCACAAGAACTTACACGCAGGAAAATTACAAGCACACCAAAGCTAATGAAACAGTATATTAATTTTAAAGTACGTCAAGGTGGATTTACTAACATGATCAAAGATTTTGGTCCGTGGGTCACACAAAAAATACCTACTCAAGCACCGAGAATAATTGAATGGATGAGTGAGAACCAAGGTGCAGTCAGTGCATTGTTCAGTACATTTGTAAACATAGCATTGCTTAAAGATAAACTGATTAAAGATCTTGACAATCAGGATCAAGATATAAAAGCAGATATCAAAGGCGTAAGCGGACATGAAGGTTATGTCGGCGATGGTATAAAACTTGTAGACAGAGACAAATTCAGCAGAGTAAACTTTGCAGCCAATAATCCAGGAGCAGCATAATGTCAGATGCAGAAGCAGGAATACAATTTATCTATCATATGAGAGAACACATAGTAGACGTAGGCATAGCAACAGTATACGCAATAGCAGTTTATGCGTTGGTTTTATGGATAAAGAAAAAGTTAAGTTAATGAGTGTAACCGCAGTAGATATACAACAATTAGAGACTTTTGCAGACAGAATATTTGCAGACGTTGGTATCGACGTGGAATTTACAAAGCATTTTAAAGACAGAGTAAACAGTGAACGCAATGCCAAGCCTATAGTACCAGCAGAACTCACACGTTTATTCAAACAAGAACGAAAACGTTACGGCAAGCCTATTGCACAGATGGGCCCAGATAGCGAAGCAGTGATGCGTGATTTACAAACTGACATTAATGTACCTTTCGCATTGGTCTTTGACAAAAACAACAACGAACTGGATTTGATTGCTAAGACTGTAATGCGTAAGGACAACTTTTCAACTCCTAATCGTATATTTGCCGTAGAAGACTCGCCATTTAAAATTGGCACACGGTATGAGATGCCACGTAAAAGTGTGCGTCCTGTGCCTGTGGTAAAAGAAGGTGCAACTAAAAAGCATCCTAAAGAGCCTGGTGCGTACTTAATGACACACAACGGATTAGAATACAAAATATCAAGACACCTAGATGATAACGATATACACAGAGGCGAATGGGATATATTTGTAAAAGGTATAAGTGCATTTACAGGCGACAAATGGGAATGGGTAGACACTGTAAGTCAAAGATGGAATGCTATTGCCCGTGTAAAAGGACTGTCAGAAAGCACTGAAAAAGAAAAAATTGCATTTGATTGGTTAAGTGAAAGTCGTGCATATAGAACACCAAGACAACTTAACGGACTTAAACAAAGCCAACTAGGTGAGCAGTTGTTTGAACAACTGTTAGCGTTGCAGATACTAGCAAACAGTGATCCAATATATGCGGCACGTGTGTCTGAGAATATAATGAAGTTGCAAAATTGGCCTGGCTTTAGAACTAGCCAACCAGACTTGTATAATATTATAGCAATGATAATGAAACCAGAAAAGTTCAAAGATCGCATTGCACAAGATGTAAAAATTACCATCCCAGAACTACGTTTAAAACGTAATTTACGTGCGATTGCAAAACGTGACTTTCAAAACAGTGATTACAGCTACATGATGCTCATGCTACAACGAAACATGGTAGATTTTTTACCAGCACCACTGATACAAATGCGTAGACAAATTGCAAATTGGGAACGTATTGTACCGAGAGATAAAAATGTAATACGTGATAGACTCATGCTACAGATGCGTAAATCGGGCTTACAGAACGAATTTTACGAGTTTTTACGTCGAACAAAAATCTTCAAAAAACGCTAATCCTGGGGTCAAAAACCGACAATCTCTGCTAAATAAAAGTAGGAACCGAAAGATCGATTCCACCATTAGATATAGGAGATTAAAATGGCAACATTCACAAGAACCCACGGTAATGCTCAAGAAGTATTCCACATTGATACCGATAACGGAAGTTTATCCGGTGCATTAGCATCATCATCACCAGTTAACTTTACTGGACCAAAATTAGACTTCTTCAAAGTAATCGTAGAGAACGCATCAAACGCAGCTCAAGACTTACAAGCACAAGTCGGAACAGATTTAGCAGTAGAACAAATTCTAGAAACTATTAACTCTGGATCAGCAGGTGTTTATCTTTACCAAGTAGAAGATGACTCAACTGGTCAAATTTCTTTAGGAATTTATCCAACAGGTGCATACACAACTGCTACACTACAAGCAAAAATAAGAACACTTACTGCTGCTGGTTCTGGAAGCATTGACTGTTCAGGTTCAGACGTTACTTCAGGTAACTTCAAGTTAGCATAATTTTAATTTTTTATTAAAATTCATTAAAACCCTAGTTTTTATTAACTAGGGTTTTTTATGACTAAATATTCGCATGCAAAAGACCGAATGGATATATGAAAGTCCTGACAAAGGAAACACAGTATACAGACGCCGTGCTAACAGCAGTGAACGTGAGCTTGTAATCAAGAAGCCAGATGCTCATACTATTTCACCACATTTAACTGAAATTGTTACTGAAAGTGCAAACGATCCGGCGTTAAAAGAAATGCTAGACAAACTACAAGTTTACTGGAGTTTAAGAAATGCAAGTAATTGACGTGGTCACATATTTTGATTGCACTCCGACTGCAACTAAAAGTTATAGAAAACTGCAACCAAATACAACAAATGCAGTAGGACATAAAATTAACACCATTGACGATTGGAACTACAGTCGCAACCAACAACGCAATTGGGAAACTATATTGCAAGTAGTAAGTTTAAAAACACAAGCCATTGGCATTACTGAACCAGTTTGCCTAACCAAAGAAAATCAAAAAGTATGGCAGTTTACATTTGGCATAGAACACGAAGGTATCTATGATGATGGTAATGATCAACTTGGATTGCTAAAGCAGGAAGTACACGGCGTTCCAATGATTGTTGGACTTAATGAAACATATAAAGAAGGCTTTCTCATGCCTTATTTACTCGCTACAGGCGAAAATCAGAATATTATGTTTACACTATTGGACCAACTACAGGCATCTGATATACTATAAAATTAATAAATACATTTAATAAAGGAATTAGAAAGACTACGATGGTAGACACAGCACCAATCGAAAAAAAGAGTTTAGAAGCACATGTTGATTTATGTGCAGAGCGATATAAATCTATGGCCTCAAATATAGAAGGCTTAGATAAAAAAGTAGATCGCTTGGAAATGATGATTAATGAAGTTCATGGTATGGTCCAGAAAATGGCCCAAAGAAGAACCGACCAGCTACTTGGCTGGGGAACAGGTATAATTGCAGCTCTTGTAGGAACAGTTGGATGGCTAGTGATAACTTACGTGGTCGGGTAACAGAAAAAGCCTCCCGATTATTAAATAAAATTGCAGATGAACTTCTGAACTCAAACCCCAATGCTATATTTAGAAATGGTGATAGCATAATGGCGTTTGCAGACTATGAAATAGTTCGAGAATCGCAGGATGAATATTCTGTTTACAAAGACGATATGTTAATGACTTCCTGTGCTACATGTAGAATTGCACTTAGTTATTGTATACTTGACAAAAATAAAATGTTGACTGATGCAAAAAATTTGGTTGTACTTGAAGATAAAATATTAGGTAGACAAAATGAAATGATGCACTATAGACATGTTGCTTCTAGTTCAAAAGTAGATGAATTCAGACGCGAAGTAGTTCTACATAGACTTACAAGTGCAAAAGCTGAATATCAAATGTTGCAAAAACAATTGACTAAAAGTATAAATGTTGCTAAATACTGTCAACAAAAAGGATTCGACAATGAAATTATTTGACTTAGATTCACCACAAACTAAGCAGTCTAAAAAAGTTCTAGAGAGCTATTTTGGCAACAACATTGACTTTGCAGCCATGAAACCACAAGCGGCTAGCGATATGTTGACAAAAGTTCGTGGGTTGATATATGAACACCGTACAACTAAATCAGTCGTGCAAAGCGAAAACGATACCACGTACATGAAGTTAATTGTAATGGAAAGAGGATTGAATGCACGTTTGCGTGAAGCAAACATTACACTTGAACCACAAACTGGTGCAACACAAATCAAAAACGACGGTGACATAATTGGATCTACAAATGATCAATCAACTGCTATGCAGTTCAAAAAAGATGTTGAAGATGGTAAAATTACACTTGGTGAAGAAGAGCTAGTAAGAGAAGCAGAAAACTGGATCAAGAAAGCAACAAGTAAAAATCCTGGTGCGTTTACAAGACAAGCAAAGGCTGCTGGCATGAGTACAACTGCATTTGCCAACAAAGTATTAGCAAACAAAGATGACTATAATGCTAAAACAGAAAAACGTGCAAACCTTGCAAAGACACTAAGCAAGTTTGAAGGCAAAGCAGGTAAAGTGCTTAACCAGATTGCTGAAGGTGCTACACTTAAAATGTCAGGTCGTGTACTAAGTGAAAGCGAAGTACAACAAGCACAGGTTGTACTAGCCGCACAGGACATGGTAGACAGAATGCAGAAGATGTTAGAAGACGTGACATCAATGCAGTTTAAAGATTTACCTGCACTGGCTGGAAGCATACAAACAACAATAGGCACTAACGAAGCACAAGCATTTAATGATGCAGCCGGACAAAGTTTAGCAGTGTTAGTTGATGCAATACAGGCTTCAAAAGTTGAAATGGAAACTGCACAAGGAACACTAACAGGTGTTGCTCCTGTGGTACCAGGACAAGAAGAAGTTGCAGGCACTCCAGCAATAGATGAGCCAGTAGCAGATCCACTAGCGGCAG